CGGATTAATAGCTGCTCGAACGCCTGCTTTTCCCGTCATCTTTGCAACATCCGTAATAACATCTGGCGCGACTGCTGCGACGGGGACCGCGGCTGCCGCTCCTTGCAAAAACTTACGACGGCTAGGATCAGCAAGAGTGTCTTCGGCAATATCTTTTGTAGCACCTGTTGGGGTCAGAATGTCCATCAGTACGGCTTTTGCTGGCTGCTTTGCCGCGGCACCCATGCCGATCATTCCAACAGGAAATAAAGTTTCTACACCAGCTTCTATCGCGGCTGCTTTTCTCTCGTCCGCAGGAAGCTCTGTATCAAAGGCCCTGCCTGACGCGGCCATGCCCCGCATTATACCTTGTGCAGGGTCTATTGCGGATAGAAACTCCATGGCACTTTTGCCCATGCGTCTAAATTCTGGGGGAATATAATAGGCAATACCTTCGGCCATAATTACACCAAAGGCGGTAAGACCGCCGGCTGTATCGCGTCAGGAACCACTGGATCATACTCACTCGGAACATACGCTTGGTACGATTGAGTGCCCATAGGCGTCAAAGGCAACGAACCGACGCCCTGAGCTAAGTCCGTAACCCCCGTGGCAGCAACCGGCGCAGTGCTTACATAAGGGTTGTAGGCTCCCGGCTGTCCAGAAGAAAACTGAGCAACATACGCCGCCTGCGCATCTGCCTCTTTCTGCGCCCTAACCGCGGCTTCTCGCTCGGCTAATTGTTCCTTCGTCATACGCAGGCCCGGATGAAATCCATAGAAGTCGTATAAGCCGCTGACGCTATAGTCCTCCAACGGGGCTAAATACTGCATGGGGTCCGCGCCAATATCAAAAAGAGACTCTTGCCGCGCTATATTTTGAAAATAATTTATATTACCCCTCGGGTCAAAATTTTCGCCCTCTATCGGACCCTGTGGCAAAAACTCCCTAAACGGCGCTTGTAGAAGACTATATGTTCCACCGGGGCCCTCCTTTACAAAAGGAACACCCACAACTTGCGACCTTTCGTCAATATATCGGTCCCCATCGCTGTACTGAACGTTGTGCCTAATGTTTCCATACGAGTCCATAAGTTGATAATGCCCCGGACCGACTTTTGTATATCCAGATTTATACGTAGGCGTGAATTCAAAAATGTCCTTTTCAAACTCACGAAGAGGCTCGACCAACTGACCAACCTCTGACGGATCAACGCCGTAATAGGCAAGCTGACGTACCGCAGTAGCCGGGTCGTCAAAATCAATAAACTTATTAAGGACTTCGCCTGTTTCTCGGTTTTTCACACCTAAAAGTACACGGTCTTTCTTATCCCGTATCAAAAGCAAATTGTCCGTCGCCGCCAAAGGTCTATAGCGCGACTTCGACATCATTCCCCCCTTTTCAGGGTCATATATGTTGCTCGTCAGGATCGCGCCTTGCGTTCCATAATCCCCCGCACCCGTGGCGCCTAACGCATAATTGGCATTGTATAACGCCTCCATCGGGTTTTCGCTCAAAAGAATTTTACTAAAATCGCGCAATTCATTGCGTCCCTGACTGTCTGACATATACCGAAGGTGCGACTTGGAGTCCAAAACGCTCAAACCTGTTATGTTCGACAATGTTTGAGCATCTGGCCGAACAGACTGAATGTACTCTTGCTGACTAATTTCCCCATTCTGAAACTTCGTTTGCGCGTCCATAGCTTTCAACATATATTCGCGCTTCGCGTCTAAACTGGCTTTTTGAGGGTCCGCATCGTAAATGTCGACTTTAGCGGCGCTTTCCGCCATACGATCTCTTTGAGTAATAGCCTTTCCGCCCTTGTACTCTACGATTTGATCTAAATATTTCTCAGGATTTTTTTCGTAAAATTCCTGTAGGGTCATGCCGGGAGGCAAAAAGCTCTTAAAACCAGAGTAAGGATCAGTGGCCGCATCAAGCCTATTCTTTAAATCCATCGCACTTAGCTTTTCCGCTGCCGACGGACCGCCATCACCTTTGGACATTTCTTTTGCCATTTCCTTGGCGCGCTCTCTGGACTCCGCAGTGCGCTTCTCGTAATCGGCAATCTCGGCAGAACTGTAGTTTTTCTCCCGATTTTCTTTTGAGCTAAACCCCATCGCTACGTCTTTAGCAAAGTCTTTAGCCTCATTTTTAACCTTATCTACAAAATCAGAAAACTTGCCGTATTGCGGAATACCGCCGGGACCCGGAGTACCCATGCCACCCAAACTTTTCAGCAACTCCGCCTCGTCAGGCCGTATGTAAGCAAGCTCATGCGGCTGACCATAAATGCTTGTCTCCATCGGAACCGTAGCCAAAGACATCAGGCCCCCGCCATTCCTAAACGCTTGAACCTGTTTCGGCATATCGCTGCGCATCATAGCAAACTTCCTATTCCTTGTCCTTGTGAAATCATACCAGAGATTGGGTCGTTGGGAAACAGTGCAGCATACCTAGACCTTGCCGCAGCCTGCGGTGAAGGTGGGGGTGTCTGAGGGACAGGCGCAGGAACTGCGGCAGGTCTAGGCTGCGCCACAGGCGGGCTGGTGGGAAGCGCCCGCAGTGATGCTTCGTCGTTGGGGTTTGGCACGGGGGCCGTGGGCGTTGGAGCGGGTTCCTCGGTAACCGTTTCCTCTTCAAGGCCCACTGGCTCAAAGTCTTGTTCTGGGAACAACAAGGCTCGTAGTGCAATGGCATCGCGTTTAGTAATTTGATTTACACCAATGTCTGTAAGCAACTGACCCATGGTTCTTTTCGCTGCTTCGGCTTGTCTTTTATTTTGTATTTCTAAAAGCATTGGGCCAAACTTTTTGGGGTCATTCATCAAGGCTTGCATTGTCTTAGCGATTGCCATTTCAGGCGCGGTTAACAAAAGGCTTTGTGCGCTTTCAGAACCGGCTTCCGCGGCAATCATACCACCACCAATGCCACCACCTGTCGTGCCCATGCCTATTTTATTAAGCATGTTATTAATGGTTTCTTGACCTTTTTGACCAAGAGTAGCACCTAAAATCTTTACTTGAAGTAACTTAGCCTGCGTAGGCTTTTTAAAGATTACTTCTTCTATGTTACCATTTTGAAAAGCTTCCTCTACGTTAATCATTTCTTTTAAATATTGCCGAACGAGTTTTGAATCCTCTTCAGAAATAACGTCGTTCTTTTTCATCCAATTCATTAACGTATTGTTGGAATCTTTTATGTTTGGCGGCTTTATGAATAATGCATCAAACACGCGCTGCGGACTCATTGCAGCACCTTCGTTACCCCCACGCATCAAAGCGTAGTTCATAATCGCACTGCGCAACCCGTCTTTCGCATCAGAAACAGAAAACTCTTCTCCGGTTTCTCCATCTAGAATTGTAGTTCTTGGTTTAGAGGTTACCTTCACATCGCCGTTGCGCAAAATGCGTACTTTTTGCTGATTGTCGATGGTGTTCAACAACATGTTTAAGCCATTGAAAGGGTTTTTGTCCGACATGATTTGAGCTACAAACTTTTGCGGAGTTTCGCCACCCATGTCTGCCGCTAAACTTAATGCACGGTATGTTGGGTTTTCTGCAAAAAACTTTTTCGGGTCAATGGATGACAACGCACTTTGTGCCGTTTCAACACTTTTCATGTGCTTTGCAATATTTGGAAAGGTTTCCAATATTTTTTGGTCCGCAGGGTTTTCTAAAAACTCTGCATATTTTTTAGGATCAACTACCGTTATTACTTTATTTGGGTCCCTTGGATCAGTTTTTTTGACCGAAATCTTTTCCATGGTATAACGGTAAGCATTTTCTAAAGCTTGGTTTAAATTGCCCGAGTAATCTTGAGCCGCGCTGTCAGAAAGGCCCATTTCGTCTTTAACGAACTTGTTAACCATTTCTGCTTCATTCATTCTACGAACAACAGCATCACTGTTACCGCCAAACATATAGGATAATGCGTTTTCCGGCGTTATTTTAGCTCGACCTAGCGTGTCTGTGGCGTTCAAGTCTCCAATAAATGTGCGTTCTGTCAAATCTCGTCTTGCCAAAGTAAAGGCACGAGCTTGGTTATATGCAACGCTGTCTGAGTCCTGACTAATTAGGTCTTGCAATATTGCATTAGAAAGTCGATCTAATTTATTTGCAGTAGAACTTGTGCCACGCTTACCTAAACCAGTTCTAAGATTTGCGGAAGCATCAAGAAGCAAGGATCGCATTTCGAATAACCGAGCAGCCGTCATCGGATTTTCCATGTCTGACGGATCAATGGAACCCGCGCGGAAGGCTTCATCTGCGGCATCTCTGTTTTTTACAACTTCGAGATTGGCAAGACGATCTATGGCTGTTGCAAGATTACGTGCGCCTTGGTTGTCATCAAATTCACGATTGGATGCGCGTTGACGTAAGCTGCTTGCTTGGTCACGTAAATACTGAAGACGCTCTTCAAAACCAAGCTCCGACGCTCTTTCTTCGTAAGTTGCAAGCAAGCGTTCGTCCGAAGAGCCTCTGATTTTATCTTGAGCGTCCTGATATGCTTTAAAGGCTTTATTCATTTCCGGTGAAATTGGAGCCGTAGCATTTGCAGCATCCGCGGAATCAATAGGTGATCCGTCTAAGTTTCTACCGAAGTAACGGAAAATAGTCGTTAAATCCTTACGCAAATCCTTTGGGGCATTTTGCCAAAAACTTGCTATCCCTGTATCTGACGCAAATTTCAAACCGCCTTGACTTGCGGGTAGGTCAAAAATTGAAATCGTGTTTGGTAAATCTACTAAGTCACCATCTGCATTTCTAAACTCTGTTATTTCAAAGTTAGAAACTCCGTCCCAGAAATCTTTTTCAAGTCTGCCGCTATCTGATACAAAATCAGCAAGCCTTTTATAGAGAAGCTCACTAACGTTATATTTTTCTAACTTTTTGGCATCGCCCTTTGTTACCTTTTCCAAAGCGTTGTAAAGGTTATCAATACGACGGGTCATGTCACCCATAAGTGTTTCTTCAAACAACTGCTTAGATAATATTGCAGAAGCCTTAACCAAAGTGGGGTCGCCGCTATTTGCAAATTCTACGATTTTTTGTTTGGACGCCTGTATCCAAGCTTGTTTACCTTTATCCGACGCGACGGACAATTCATTAAGGGTACGCTGTACTGTGTCGTCGATCTTTGACAAAGCAGGACCGATTGGACTTTCTGCTTCGATAGCAGCTAAAGACACACTGCGCGGTTCTATAACACCTTGTTCTATTAAGGCGGCTTCGGCCAAAAGAACGTTGTTTAAAACTTCTAGTTCGTTTGTGTCTACTTCGCCCGAAGTTTGCTCAAGCGCACCTAAAATACGACGAATAGCCTCTTCTTCTTTGGCCGTTGTTACTGCGCCTTCTTTACCTGTGTAGTATTTTCTGACCGCATCTACGATTGGTCGTGATGCACGGGAACCAAGCCTCAAAGACCCTTCCACGGCAGGTCCGGGAAGCGCGGCCCCTGTTAATTCAAACAAAAAGCGTGTGCCTTCTGAACCGGGTGCCGCCATTTCAGCACCGTAAGCACCGCCTGCCGCACCAAAGCCAGAAACTAAATCTAAGCCTACCGTAAGGAAAGGATGTTTGTTGGCATATTCCCGAGCCGCGGGCAAAGCATTTTCAAAGGCGGACAAAACGCGCATACCAACAGGTCCCTTAGAGGGGTCCGTCAAACGTCGCTCAATTATACTACGGCCCTGCGCCGCATTCTGCGCCATATCAAAATACTTTGGCGACAGGTTAGCAGATTTAGCTGTAAGCAAAAACGAGTTGCCGTAATTTTTCCAATTGCCTTTGTTTACATTGACAAAGTTTTCTAAAAACTGAGAAGCGCCCAACCAGTTTTTATCCGTAGTCCACCGAAAGGGCTGCGATAAGGCCGAAGGGTTTATACTCAAACCCAAGGTTTCACCAAAGTTTTGATGCGCTTGCAACGACGGACTGATCGCCTTACGCGGACCAAAGCCTGCCTCTGACACTTCTTCTCCGACATAAGCACCAATCATGGAACCAAGTAAGGTGCCACCTGTATATACACCCAAACGAGCCAAGGCTCCCTGCGGTGAGGTTACGGGTATTTTGGTCGCAAGTTGTTTTGCCCCTTTTGCACCAAGAAGTAGCCCTTCCATCATGCCAATACCCGTAGGCAGCTTTCTGGCAAACTCTTCGCTTAGAGCTTCCATACCCGGCGCAGTCCGGCGGCTTGGATCATATTTTCCGTAGTCTTCAACATTAGATAAAAGGGAAAATACGGCCTCTGGGTTGCTAAAGTAACGTTGACGATCCTCAACACTCATGTCTCTAAAATCAGAAGACTGGTCTAAAAACTTTGCGGTTCCGCTTTTTAAATCGTCGTAAGTGAACTGATACTCTTCGGGTATCATTGACGACGCTCTTGTGACCAAAGCGTTTGCTAGGTTTTCAGCACCAAAAGTTTGAAGAGCTTCATTGAAGCTGTCTTCAGTAAACTGGACTTGAATGCCACCTTGCGTTGCTTCTCCGAGGGTAGGTCCAAACTCTTCTGCCATTACTGTTGGTCCCCTTGGTTTGTTGGCGGCACTGTTAAGCCTTCTAAAAACTCTACCGCACTTTGCGTAGTGCTTTCATCCAAAGGTCTAGACAATGCGCCTGTAGGCGTTTTTGCAAAGGCTCGTTGGAAAGCCAACACTTCATTTAACATTGGAACAATACGCAACATATTTGCTCTGGCGGCTTGTACTTGTTTTTCGCTAAATAACGAAGCATCGCCACCCGCTTCTGGTACTTTTGACGCTTCCTGCTCAAGAGCCAATGCTAATTGACTTGCAAGTGTTGATAGCGAGGCCCGAGCATCGGAATCTGTTTTGAAGAATAGTCCGCCGGGTTCTAACTTTTCGGTTTCAAGCATTATCTTTTCTTGAACCATTTTAAGAACGCGATCATCGGACTCATTCACAATTGTTTGAAGCATCTTGTTAGCAAGTGATTGCAAATCGGTGTTGGCCTGACTTAGGTTTTGCCCTTCCGGACCAGACCCTTGTCCAACACCAATTTCTTCTCCAAACTCCGCAAAAGTCTTACCAACTGCGGTTGGAACACGCGAAATACCAATGGCCTTTGGATAATCAATGTCTGGTTTAAACAAAGTTGTTTTGGCTTGCGTAAATACAGGCGAGTTCAGATCAACTTTTCCGTTTTGCATAATTACTGGAATGATTTTAGTCAAATCTACTTCGGTTGGTGTAGTGATAACTGCCGCTGCCTCATCAACCGCAGGTGCTGCCACAATATCGCCTGTCTCAGAAGAAGCAGGTGCCGCACCTTTTACAACCTGATTATAGAAGCTTGGGTCACCCTTTTTGATTGCTTCTACAATACGCGGTGCTAATTCTGGGGCTTGCCCTGATACATAGGCTCCTAACTCCTTGTCCCAAACTTCCCTTGGCTTGATGTAGTTCAAGATGGTCTGTTCAAACTGTGTTTTGTTATCACCAAGTGTGCCGTTTGCATACGCATTTAGTCGCGCAGGGTCCGTGATATATTTAAGTAGAGCCGTGTCTGACTTGCTTCCCAAGGACACCGCGTTTGCCGCAGCCTCTTCAAGAGCAAGAGAACCAAGCTTGTACTGTGTATCCAAACCTAGTCTTGCAGTTTCGATCATAATGCGATCTTCAGTGAAGGCGTTATTAATCATGTTCTGCGCCAAGGCCGCAGCGCGTTGTTTTGCGTTCTCGTCGCCTTGGAACTCTTGAGACATAGCCTGCAATTCTTTTTGCAACTCGGCTGTTAGTTCAGCGCGGGTAACGATGTTTTTGCTTTCCGCCAAACGGTTGAGAGCATTTTGAGAAGCAGTAAAGGCCATTGTTCTATTCTGAGCCAACATTTCAATGTTGGCCTTGTGATCCAGAAGCTCTCTATCAAACTCAAACCCTGCTTCCATCTTCTCAAGATCATGCGCCGAAGTAATGCCAAACTGTGTTTCAAACTTCTTGAGGTCCTCAATAGTTTGCAACTTAACAAGGTTCTCTTGAGCTTTAGTCCGCAACTTCAACAACTCTTTGTCGTTTGTATTCGCAGTCGCCTGTATCTGAATTTGCAACGCGTCTTTTTGATCTTGTAGGCTTTGCTGGAAGGTTTGATTGTCTTCACGCGCAAGTGCGGCGGCGTCAATCTCTGTCTTCTGCATCTCTACTTTCAACGCGTTGTTCACGTTGTTTAACTCGCGTTGCAACGCGATACGATCATTTTGTAGTCGCGTCTGCGCTTCAATATCATTTGCTTGTCTTGCCGCTGCCGCATCCAATTCAATACGTTTCAAGCCTGCGTTCAGTTCAGCCTGCTGTCCTGCCAACCGTGTTGAGTAACCAAACTTAGTTTCGTCACGTTGCTGATTGTATTCAAAATCTCTGGCCATCTTGGTTAACTCACCCGACAGCCTCACGCCTTCTAATGCGATAGCACCTTTACGGGCGCGTTCTGATTCAAGTTGACGCTCGGCACTCTCAAGCGCACTCAAATCCATAGCGCGTTGGTCTTGTTTTTGTGCGTCTTTAACCTGTTGGAATTGCGCTGCCCGCGCACCGATAGTTGGGAACAACTGAGTTGCTGCCGCTGCATTAGCTAGACGTTCCGCAACAGACCTACCCTCTGTAGTGCCTGCAAACTGCAATCCCGCTTGCGCAATGTCAAAAAGCATTTGCGCTTGCGTTAAGTTCTTTTGTTCCTGCAACTGTGCCGCTCGTTCTTCAGGGCTGCCAAGAATTTCACGTCTGATCTGTTGAGCTTCTTGGTAATAAGGTGAGATTGAAAGTGGTGCCGCACTTGGACCCGCAGGCGGTGTCCCGTCTGAGAAGTTGCGGACCATTACAGGCCCGCCTTGGTTAAAATTTGCGGGTGGAGTGTTGCCCGCCCCCATTGCCATGAGTTCGCCTACGCCTTGGCCCATGGCCTCGTTTTCGGACATGTCAACCCCGGCAACAAGTTGCTGCATCAATTCCCCTATGCCGCTGTCGATAGCGCCTTCTTCCGTCATCATTATAGTCGGCTGAACCATAGCCAAAACACTTTCTGGTGTCTTGTTCGCGTCTTCCTCACCAACGTAGCCCGCAAGCTCCGCGTACCGCGATTCCAGAGGCTTCTCGTTACCGCGTAATGCGTCAATCATGCTTTTTGGGTCTTCCGCCGCGTCAATATCCGCAAAAATAGCTTGCGCCGCTTCCATCCCAATTTGCTCACCTTGCGCCATAGCTTGGTTTTCGTAATCCTGCACCATCTGTGCTTGCCGTGGATCAACTCCAGCAGGCATGCCCGCGGGCGCTTCAGGCTGCATTAAAAACTCTTGTCCACGCGCAACCGCTTCCATGTCCATCATTTCAGCGGGTCCGCCGCTTTGACGAAACAAAGGACGGTTCATAACAGGTCCGCCACCCATGTAACGCTCTGCCATTTCTGGATCAATCTTACGCTGAACGTATTCAGGTAACGCTTTAAATCCTTTGTTCATTATAAAATCCCCGCTGATTTAGCGCCAGAAGCTGCGGCCAATCCTGAAATGCCCAAGCCAACCGCTGTTTGGAACGGTGAAACTTGCGGCGCAGACGAAGCCGTAAGAGTTGATTGAGAAGTTGGTATGCCCGCATAAATATCCGACAAGAAGCCATACTGCTGATATGGATATTGCTGTGCTTGAACGTTCGTGAGCCGCGTTGCGTCAAGAACGGCTTGATCGACACCGCGTTGAATGTTGCCCGCTTGAAGCGCGGCAGCAATTTGGTTCTGACGGATATTTTGCCCGATTTCCCCAATACCCGCTTGTTGAACGCCCAGTTGACCCATGGTGGTTCCAAACTGACCGTATTGAGCGGCCAACGAGCCAAGGCCCTGACCCAACGCCATTTGGTTTTGAGCGAGTTCTCCAAGCTGACGAACATCCGCCTGACCTAACTGACCATACTGAAGCCCTAAGTTGCTCATCAACTGAGCTTCTTGTAAGCGACGGGCCATCGATGCATCGTAGCCCGTTTGCCGCAATTGACCCGAAGTGCGGCCCATTTGTTCCATCGCATTACGCATTAGCTCTTGTTCTGCAACGGCTTGGCGAGAACCGCCAAAAGCGCCCGCGCCGCGGGCCTGTGCCCTAATTCCTTGCTGCTGAAGCCCCGCCTGACGGGCAATATCCGCCATAGACTGCTGAACAACTTGTTCCTCAAACGGGTTAAACGCGCCAATACCCGCTGCGGTCTGCGCCGCCGCTTGCTGATAAGTATAAGGCACAGCACGTTGTGCCGCAGACAGCATTGCCGCTTGGTTAATTAAATTTTGAGAAGCCCCGGTCGTTGTTTCGGCCTGACGTAAAGCGGGCATTGCGGCACCCGTCAAAATGTTTTGACCGCCTTGGATAGCCGCCTCTCCAGCTTGAAGGAAGGGCTGATATGCGCCAATTCCGGTTTGTGCGGCGGCAACGGCAGATTGTTCTGCGCCCGTTAGTCCAGCAATTTGATACGCCAATTCGGGCGGCACACCCTGACCGATTTGATCTTTTATAAACTTCTGTACGTCACCTAAAAGACCAAGACGATAAGCTTCAATTGCAGGGTCTTGCCGACTTATCTGTACGACGGTTTCCTGATTCGGGGTCGTTGTAGCCATTACGTTACCGCTCCTCCTTCAAAGGCCCGCATTAAATCGTACATTTTACGGAAACCCTGTTGGCGATCACCATTGCCCGCGCCGCGAACGGCTCTTGCCGTCATTACAAATTCTCCATCGGATAACATTGCGGGAATGTCGTCAGAAATTTCTGTCCCGGGGCCTTGTATTTGACCCGTGCGCCGCGGAAAGTCCTCCATTGTCATGTTTCTCTGACCTTGACGATTCATTATTGGACCACCAGTTGCCGCGGCAACAACAGGTTCTTCAGAAACAAATTGAGCAGGCATAATAGGTTCAACATAAGGCGTGTAAATCGGATTGCCTTGCGCATCAACACCATAAAGAGGAGCGGGCCGCATACCAGTGACGTTAGGGTCATATCCCGGCAGAACGACGGGCGCGGGAGGAACGTAAGTAGAAACTCCGCCACCGCTCGGCACCATTGTGCCGGTTTGCGTAGCGCCCCCACCAATTGTGCCAGACGGCACTAGGGCAGAGTAGGTTCGTGAAGGCTCAATGGGCCGTTTATATTCGCCTTGGCTTGGAGAATATGACGCATCTAGTATCTGTGAAGCAGGGAAGAAAGTCTGACTTGGGCGGACATACCTTGCCGCTGAAGCAGACCCAGAAGTGGGAACTCCCACAGAATATTTTTCTGGGCTTTCTTCTAAACGTCTTTCAGAGGTGTCGGTTACATCCGTGCCGTAGGCCGATAAATCTACGGGTTCCGCGGGTATTTCATCAAAGGCACCACCTGCTGTTCCCGCCGCTAACGCAGCAAGACCGTAAGGCAACGCACTTTTCAAAAACGAGCCTGCGGTAGAGGCTTTCGCTGCCGCCGCCGGCGCACCTTCCATCCCCAAATATTTTGAAACAAAGTCTGGCTTTAATCCGGTTTCTTTACTTATTTCACCAATACGACGTAATTCATCGACCTTAGTTGTTGCGGCAGGAGGAGTAACCGTTGGGTCAGTGGTGCCCGCATCACTAATATTTGACGTGCTCAAACGCATCGACGGAGTGCCTTCTGCGGGCAATCCTAATAAATCGCGCGCACCCGGTCTGAAGGTAGTGGGCAAACTTCCCGACAACCCCTCTTTAAACCCTGTCATAAATCCGGGCCCACCTTCGCCCATCGATTGAACGCCTTTGAAAACACCCGACCCGACGCCTACAAGTACCCCCGCAGTAGCCGCACTTTTTAAAGCTTCGCCTACACTTTCGCCTTGGATCAAGCCGCCAATACCCGCGCCTAAAGCAGCGGTGCCCGCAGTTCCGAGAGCGGCACCCACACCCGGTAGGAAATAATTAATCGCCAACGGCACAATAATTTTAGCCGCTTTTTTGAAAACTTTCTTAATGCCTTTTACAAGCTTCTTTAGGAAAAACTCACGCTGCCCCGTCATCGGGTTAATGGAGTTGCGATCAGAACCAACCACATATGCTTCGGGGTCCGCGCCCTCTGCTGCAATTGCTTCTTTAATTTGACCAACTAACTCTGGGTTGTTTTCCGCAACTTCACGTGGAACCATTACTTCTTTTTCAGACGCGTGGACCACGAAGTTGTCACCTTCACGCCCCATCCGAGCCATGCGGTCAGCGACTTCCTTCATTGAGTTAATGCCGCCTGCGCGGCCAAACATCAGGACGTTATCGTCAACCTCATCCAGATTAGATGTGAAAAAGGAGCCAAGGCCCCCTTCTGGCATTGTAATCGTTTCGTACTGTTGCGCAGCGGCCATTATGCTTCTCCTGAAATGGCTTCTGGGGCAGTGACTGTTATAGAGGTACTGCGTTTCTCTGCGCCGGTCCACGATTCGCCACAATCTGGGCAATTACCATCAGGGTAACTCGCAACCTCTGCGGGGGTGTCAACTGCGTTATCACAGTTTACACAATGCACTGTATCAGAACTTGTCGAAGGTTTCCACCTTGAACCATTAGGCATAGTAATAATTGTATCTGTCATGTCGTTGTCACCGTTACTGTTCCTACAGAGGCCGTAGAGGACAGTCCTCCCAAATAAGTTCGATAAGCTAAAACTATCTTAACAAAGCCGTCCTCTTGAAACAAGGTTCCCGGTTCAAGTCCTGTTTCTGAGGAAGGTAAGTCAGTCAGCACTAATTTAGTGTTACGGCCCTCACCCGGGTTATTTTGTTGATTGATAAAAAGAGAAAAAGCCCTTGTTAATTCTGCAAAGTACCTTTGCTCGTAGCTTTCTGGGGGAATTGGAAAGAAAGGCGGCGTAACGTTTCTTGACATCAGCGACGCCCATCTGGTCTTAGATCATAACGTAGCGATCCAAGCCTCCAAACAACGCCAACGTCATCCGAATCTACGCGTACCGTAAATTGTCGGCCCCGTAAACGAAGGTGAACCTGTTCTGTTGAACTTTCTACGTTGCTTACCGAAGACTTTGAATAAGTGCCCCCAACAGAATTTTTTATCTCTGTTGTAATGTCCACATTTGGTGTTTCTGCGGTAGAGTCTCTAAAGCCAACATCGGGCAATAACCTACGGATAAAGGTAAAGTTTTCCCCATCTTGAATGTCTATAGGGCTAGACTTGATGTACGCGGAAATTGCAGATGCAGGAGAAGTAGAGCCGTCGTCAAAACCTTCTTCATGGTTATAAAGATAATAGTCGCTTGAAGCCGCGATTGGACGTGTGAAAATACCACGATCAACCCAAGCCGTGCGGTCTAACGTTCCATAATACCAGACTTTTTCAAGGTAATTATAAACGACATAACGATCATTAGTTGCACTTTCAGAGGAAGGATAAAACCACCATACTTCAGAGTTTTCCGCATTTAAACCTGCAAATATTTTTTCCGCCTGCAACTCATTTAAGTCATTAAAAACATAATCTTTAACACTACAGGGCAAACGTGTAACCGTGCCGCCATACGCATAAAACTCAGAGGAGCCCATCCACAAAATATTGTCATCCACGGCAACCGCAGCCTTTGGACCAATAATTGTAATGTTTTGCGAAATAAGGTTAACGCCATATGTGAAGGGCGGACCTAAATATTGCATGGCGTACAAAGAAGTATCCGTAAAAATTACGATCTGCTGTTTTGTTTTAACCGCTTGTATAATTTCAGACCCGCTACTCAAGCGTAATTCACCCGCCGTATTAAGCGCCGTGGACTGCCAATCCGTTAAAGATTCTTGATCTGAAAAACGAAGAGCAAGAGGGTCTTGTACGCCGGGGTCTGCTTCAGGGTCGCAGCCAAACGCAATAACATGCCGTTCGTCAGCCACCATTACTTGTTTACAGGTAGTCGGCGTAGTCGTTGCCCCTGTTAAATCCTGTAGCGCAACACAACGATTGTTGTTTACGCCCACGCTTGAATCCCAATAGTATATGTTTCCATCCCGCGGATTCAAAAGTAAGTCTTCGCCAAAGTTATCTTGGTTCCAAAGTCTTAAATTGTCGGTGCCCGTTACCACAACAACATCAGTGGCACTCCCCCACGTACCGCGTGACCACGTTCCAGCGCCCCAACCACTACCGTAAACAACTGTGTCGATACCTGTGTTTAATTGGTATCGCGCAACAGAGGTTACGCCACCGTCGCCTGTATCTAAATAATTAGCCACAACAGGAGTAAACACTAACTCTCCGTCTACAGTGATAGAGGAAATCGGCGTATCCGCATCTCTGGCAATGAAGGTATAAACTGTAGGCGACAAAACTTGTTCAATTTCATACTCTTGGTTTAAAACACCCTCAGTAATATTGCCGCCTAACCCATTTACACCGCTAAAAGTAACAAAATCCCCAGCAATTGCGCCATGAGGTTGGTTTACTGTTACCGTAATTGTAGAGGAACCATCCGTAGCAGAAAAATCTAAATCATCAAAAACACTCACGTCTTTTGTTGTAATGCCAACACTTCCCACGGACCCCGAAACTTCTAATCCCGTTACAGAAGCACTGGCATCTATGTCTCCGGCGATTGAAACGTCACCAACTGAACCAACAAGTTCTGGCGAGATTAACAAAACTAATGCATTGTCCCCTGTGCGGGCAAAAGCGGAACCAACGCCGCCTGTTGCCGCAACTCCAGAAAGAGTTGCAACATTGTCGTTTTTTGTTATGTCACCGACGCCCGTTGTAGCAAAAATACCGACGATAGAAACACTTATATCTTCATTTAATTCGTTAGAAAAACGTATTGGGGTAATATCGTAAAAGGCGTTTCCGTAGTTGATATAGTATTTTTTATTTGTACCCACGCCCAAGTATTGATTACGCTGAAGCGTTACCCACGGATGCAAGCTACGAGCTACACCAAGATAGGATGCAGTAGATTGCTTTAACCAGCCGCCTATTTTCTCTGGAAAACCAAATCTAAAACGTATCTTATCGCCGTCGAACCATCCGCCCTCATTAGAGTAAGACGTAATCTCTCTGTTTAGTCCCGGTTTAAATTGAAACTTTGCTAAAGGCATGGGGCGCTCCTTTTCTTTGCACAGTATACTTGAAAAACCGAAGTAAAAAAACCCTTATCGCCAACGCGGTCCTTCAAACCAAGCAACTAAACTTTTTCTTATACCCGAACTCACTGGAGTTACACGATGACGCAAATACGACGGAAAAACTAACACGCTGCCGCGGCTCCTTAATTGTTCAACGGTAGGAACGTCCGCCAACTCAAACTCAAAATTGCCATCCTCGTAATCTGTCGAGTCAGACAGTTGTACAGTTACAGACAACTTTCTGTCAAAAGGCGTATCCCGTTCAAATAAGGTATCGTGATGCCATTCATATTTGCCCTTGTTAACACCGTGATATTCTGTGTATTGAATTTCTGCAATATTTTGCACGTCAAAGCCAAAAGCCATACGATTAGCGTGTAAGACATAATCCCACAAAAAATTTCTTATTTTTTCATTACCTGTAGCCCATCGTACCTTGCTAATACGAACATTTCTTTTTACTTCAGCTTCGTTTGAGACGGTGGCAGGCACTGCGGGTAATTTTTCGCAAGTCTCTATTATTTCATCACATGTTTGAGAGGCCACATGAGCAGGCCATAGTTGCCATTGAGGTCGCATTAATAACTCCTTTATTGATTAGGGGGCAGCAACGTAATTCTTGGTTGATACCCCATTGGGTTTTTGTGTGATAAATACGGTCTTCCATCAAACTGCAAAGCAGAGTGCTTACCCTCCTCAAGCACATAATGAAAAAATGCTTGAGCATGTTCTTTACCCGCATACTTTTCTCTCCAGTGAACAACCTCAGTGCCAAGGTAAACCAACGCGTCCCCTTCTTCTAATTCTACAGCAACTTTAGCAGAGTCTCGCACGACATGGTTTTCTTGATCTTCTTTGCTGGGTTTAAAAACATAAAAGTACCAATTCTCTGTTTTTTTCAAACATATAGTCACGCTTATTTCACAAGCGGGACGATCTTGATGCATTTTTAAATCGTCACCATGAGCATATAGTCGCGCATACGAATAGGTCGGTATTACCGGCTGATGAACAACTTCTTCTACATCATGTTGATAAAATTCCATGTATTCGTCCAACAAAGGCGTGTCTGGAAAGGATAAAGAGTTAGGACACATGTGGTCGGAGTACCGAAAGCCGCTGTCTCGCATCCACTGTAAGTAGGCATAAACGTCCGCACAATTTTTTTCATTAAAAAAGTTGCGTACAACTACAAAACCTTTTTCTTGTAACTCTTTATTCATCTATTCTTATCCTTTGCCGTGCAGCGCGAAAAAAAGTTGCGTATGCATTTTGCATTTTTGCGCCGATTTTGTACTTAACCGTAGAATGATTGACAAAATCCCTCGGCGTGAATGCACTAACTTTGTACGAAAGCTTGTTTCGTTTAAACGGTATTATTTGAGCAATTGGGGTATTTATCGGCACTTTTCCTTCAAAGTTTGATTTTATAAAAAAAGGAAAATTAATTTCATTAAAATAAGTGTCGGTGTCCACAATAGCCGGTAAAACTTGAACGGGTATGTCCGGGCGATGCAAAGGAGCAACGATCAAACAACTATACCCCGGAGTAGTTTTTATGCACCAAGGTGACTTTAGCTTTGCAATGCCTCCGTCAGAGGTCTGCCCCACGACATTTTTGCCGTATACGCTATTTGTTAATTGCGCTTTATCGTGCACATCTACGGTAAAATATTTTAACATAGAGTGTTCTTCTTGTATTGTTCCCGTTGGTGGCGATTTGACTAAAATTTCCCCTTTAAAAACGGCAAACTCCATCCACAGGGGAATGCAAAACCCTGTTGTCATGCTGTCAATTACTGGAAGACACCAATGTATGGATGATGTGGACAAACCCAATTCATCCTTTGGCTTTACTTTCATGGTTTTAGGACACACCTTAACCATAGGTAATGGATGAGGAACAGCATTTAACAGGCCCTCGTCCATAATTTTAAAATCAACAATAGATTCTTGTTTACTAAATAATCTCAAAACCCACCTGTGTGCGCCTTTAGATTATTCCCCTAACATTGTTTCCACCCAAGACGGCAATTCTGGCCATAATATATTATCTGGCCATCCCGCCGTCGTAGGTAAATCCAAAAGCGACTGTCTATATGTAGTTAACTGCGTTTGCTGCCCTTCTGTCAAGTCTGCCCACCATAATGGGTTTGACGCTATAGGGTCTACATACGTTCGCAACAATGCGTTACGGTGGTTTCGTTCTGAAGCCGCGACTTCTTCCGAAGTAGGCGGAACATAAGCTTGAAGCTCGTTATCGTTTAGTAAACGATTATACAATGGCGCGACTTCAATTGCGGAGCTGGTGCCGTCAGGGGTGCATGAAAACCATATCCACCCGTATTCGGGGTGATTTATTTCGCAATCAATAACAAATAAATCAGGGCCAACATATCGTGGGTTACGATACTCTATAGTGCTTCCGTCTATTTTTGCCATTACGAAATCCTAACCCAAAGTGATGCGCTGGAGGGTGAAGTTAATGCGCTTGACATGGCTCTCCATGTTCCCGTGGTGGGAGAAGGACCTGTGTTACAAATACTTGGAGTGTTTGCAGATAATTTTACAGACGCGCCCTGCAAACTTGCGGCGGGCTGTGTTGAACCCGCTGGTGTAGCCGAACTCGGTGACGCAAAAGTATATGAATCCACGTCCCCGTAAGTAACGCTTATGCCGGGGCCGGGAGGACCGGGAGGACCTGTCGGTCCGGTAGGGCCCGTAGGACCAGTTGAGCCAGTTGGGCCAGTTGGGCCAGCAGGACCGGGAGGACCCGCAGAACCAGCCGGTCCGGTAGGGCCCGTAGGACCAGTGGGACCCGTAGGACCAGTAGGCCCCACCACGGCGGCGTTAGCAATCGTTCCCTTTCTAATGGCTCCCGCGGTAACGTCATATACCGCAATTAAATCGGTGCTTTCAAAAGAAGTTTCTGTCGTCAGACCGTTTATGTCTAAGTCTAAAGTGCGATCCGCGGCTAAAGTGCCGCCACCGGACAAACCCGTACCCGCAATAATTTGTGTTGCAGAAGCCGCGCCTCCGATATTTGAAAGAGCCGTAGAGGCACTATCAACATCCGAAAGATTATTTGCACCAAGAAGAGCATCCGTTGCAACAAAAGTAGACGTTACATCAACAACATTTGCTGCCGCTCCGCCGCCATCGGTGTAGACAATCGCACTTTTACCCGTTGTAATCGTAACATTGTCTCCCGAGCCTTGGCTTAAAATTACGCTTTGTGCCGTAGTGTTTTTTACAAAAAACACGCGTTCCAAGTCATTAGGTTGAATTGTAACCGTGTTTGTACCGCTGGGTGTTCCGCTAAACAAAAGTACGGCATACTGTGTATCTGACAACACCCCGTCTGTTGTAGACAGAGTATGCGTTGTCCCACTTAACGTAATTGTACCAACTCCACTTGTAAGTCTATCGACTATCTGGAGGTTCGTATTTGTTGTGGTGCCCCACGTACCGGACTGCTCGCCCGTTCCGATAAGTTCAATACCAGTATTTGCAAAGGTGCTCATTTTAACCTCTAAGCCGCTATTTCAACCCAAGTGATTTCTTGGTCAGGTTCGATTTCAGTATAACTTGTTCCGGGGTTTGGTTCAACATTACTATAACTCGTACCCGGAGCAGGCGTGATTTCCGTAAAACTTGTGCCCGGAGCAGGAATAATGGGCGCGTATGCCGTACCCGGAGCAGGAATAATATTGCCCCAAACAATAACGCTGCCCACAACGCCTGTAGCCTCTAAGCCCGTGACATTAACAGTCGCAGACGCATTTACCGTTACGCTGCCCACATTGCCTGTGGCTTCCAAACCAGTGACTGGAACGTTTGCGTCAGCTTCAACGGTTACAGTGCCAACGGCTCCCGTGGCCTCCAACCCTGTTACAGAAACAACAGCACTTCCTGTTACGGATACATCACCAACAGCCCCTGTAGCCTCAAGACCCGTGACATTAACAATAGCATCAGCTACGACAGTTACGTCACCAACAGCCCCTGTGCCAGCAACGCCAGTAGGAGATACAACAGCCTCCCCAATTACGGTCGCCGTTCCAACACCACCCGTTGCTTCTAAGCCAGTAGGAGATACAACAGCAGATGCCGCGACAGTAACGCTGCCTACACCACCAGTCGCCTCTAATCCTGTGACGGGTACATTGGCATCAGCTTCAACCGTAACGCTGCCCACGGCTCCCGTGCCAGCGACACCCGTTACTTCAACAACAACGTTTGGATCAACACCACTATCCGCAAGTGGTGCGGAGGCTAATGGTGTAAAGCCAAGCATGTGTTATGACTTCCAGTAAGTGCGGCCTGAAGTAATAGTGCTGTTGATGCGCGTCATGTCTTTGCCGCCATCTGTGTACTTGCTATCTAGCACTTCCATCTCCAAGTGCATGACCATGTTGCCGACCTGCTTTTTCTTTTCAGCATCGCTTTCATGTTCCATCTTCATGCTATTTTGGATGTTTTCTACCTGATCGCACATATGTAGTAGCTTTAGGTAATCACGGTCTAATTCATTTACAGCCATATTTAGGTTCCTTCTAACTCAGCTATACGCGCCTCAAGCGCATCACATTTTGCCGACAGTTCTTGTACGGCCTTCACAAGAATAGGATATGAACGAACATAATCCGCCTCTAACTTTTCTGGGTTTGACCAATTCACCAAACGTGTGCGCGAAGAAGATGAATGATCTAACTCAACATCGTGCAACTCTTGAGCAATAAACCCAATATCTGTCTTTGCACCCAACGATCCATCACGGCGGTTCCAAGTGAACTGCACTGGACGCATGTCGTTGATGAAGTCTAGGCCATAGCTAATATCTGCAATCGCAGTCTTGTCGCGCTCGTCTGATAGACTGCTTATAGTCTGAACATTACAACGCAGTGATGTAATATTATTATCGCCAAGCGTAATTTCGTTTGTTGCGGTTGCACCACTAGGCATGGCTTCATTGCCAACGCAGGTAACATTAGAACCTGTTGTCAATGCGTTTGTTGTAGAACCGCCTTGGGAATACCCTGCGTTATATCCTAGAAAAGTGTTGTTGGCTCCAGTGTTGACGCTGCGACCTGCATATGCTCCAAAAGCTGAATTATCATCACCTGAAGTTAAGCTATAGAGAGCTTCATTTCCTAAAGCAGCCGCATATGCCGCTGATGTTAAGCTGTAAAGACTTCTATAACCGCTACCTACGTTGTAAGTTCCAGTACCACCACCATACCCACTCTGATAGCCCATAAAGACATTATAATCGCCACCGTCTATGTCGTACCCAGCTTGATAACCAATGTTAATATTATAAGCTGATGTGCTAGTGCCACTCGCCATTGCTTGATAGCCAATAGAAACACTCCCTGTAGAGCTATCCGCACCCGCGCCAATGGAAACAGCGTATGATCCGGAATTTGAAAGTGTATCTGCATCCCACCCAACGAATACATTGTAATCGCCACTATAGACATTATCACCACTATCATAGCCGATTGCGACATTATAATATGGATTACTTGTGGATGATCTACTTAAAGCAAGATAGCCTACAGCTACGGATTGATAATGATTGCCATCGGTCATTGAATTCGCACCAATAGCCGTACTGTAATCACCAGAACAGTCATTCATAGCATTATAGCCAATAGCGACTTGGTAGTCTTTACTGCTTGAGTTGTAGTTCCCTGCAAAAGAACCTAAATAAGTGCCGCCTGTTAGAAAAGTGCCATAACCTGAAGCATATCCGATAGCCACAGAATTTGTATCAGTTGCGTTATAATACATAGCGGAAACGCCAATAGCGACATTGTTACTCGCTGTAGTTGAGTTGTTAGCTGCTTGATAACCAATACCTACGTTGTTATCGCCAGAGGTTGCACTGGTCAGCGCATCCCTTCCTACACCTACGTTTTGGCTGCCTCCTCCCGTCCCGCTTATTGCGTTATATCCGACTGCTACGTTAGAATTTCCCGTGCTATTATCTAAAGCATAACTTCCAATAGCGATATTTAAAGAACTTGTGGTTGTGTCAGCACCCGCTTCTCGTCCAATGGCGATATTATGAGTGCCAGAGGTTACGCTTTCACCCGCTTGCCTTCCTACTGCAACATTATTATCGCCTGAAAAACTGCTGCTAGTTAATGCTTGATAACCAACTGCTACGTTGTCACTACCTGTACTACCACCATCAAGAGCGGTAGCACCAACCGCAACATTAGAACTTCCTGTAGTCAAAATCTGTCCCGCATTATGACCAACTAATGTATTTGTGGAACCTGAACTAACCAACTGCCCTGCGGAATAACCAACTGCAACGTTAAAATTTATAGCATTTTGAGAAGTTAGTGCCTGATAACCAACAGCAACATTGTAACTGCCAGTAGTTTCTCCATCAAGGGCAAGACCACCAACTGCAACGTTAAAATCGCCTGTCGTTATTGCATTCCCTGCGTCCCCTCCAATACCAATATTTTGATTACCACCGCCCTCAAGAGATGCCAAAGCACCTTCTCCTATAGGAATATTATCTAACGATCCAGTTGCTGGATCATCAGGCCAAGCACTCTGCCAAGTCATAACATCATTTGACGCAGCCGTGATAAATACAACCGCGCTGCCAGACAAATTAAGCAATGAGCCTGTGGAGCTTTCAGTCAGTGTGCGTGAAAGCGTTGTGCCTGAAGCGGTATATGTACCTGTGCCAATTTCCCAAGCGTCACCATCTTCTATGGTATAACGAACAACATCTCCATCAGACACGCCGCCATCCGCAAACGACTGATAGCCTGTCTCAGCAGACCCAAGCGTTATCGTGCCTGTGCCAGTGGTTGCCGTAGCGACCTTAACTCTGTTGGCTAATATGACCATATTTAAGCAATTCTGATAATCGCGTTAGTCGCATCCGCTGTAGGGAACACAATCTGGAAGTCTCCAGATGTCGAAGATTTATCGGAACCAAAGTCCAAAACAACAACGGTGTCTGTGGTGCTAGACCCACCACCTGTTGTGGTGTTGTAAATCAACGCTCCACGCGCAGTGATTGTCGCAGATGTAAACGTTAAATCACCGAAGTCCGTTAGCGCAGTAGTTCCCGAAGTCGTAGGAGTTACGTTGGTCAACGTACCACCGCCCGCGGAATACGAACCAGAGGCACCTACTTCATCGGTTGCCGTGTAATCCGTGGTTGCTGCCGTGAAAGACGCATTGTTATCATAAAGAGCCAACTTAAAAGTGTGTCCAGTTGACGCTGTAAAGTCGTGTTTCGCTTGAAGCAGTTCCTGCTTAAACGAGGTACACATAAAGTTTCCAGTAAAGGCCATTTAAAGTCTCCTTATAAGTTCAGCCAGTTCGGGATGTCCCGCATCATTAAGTGCATTATACACTGTTGTGCGGTCGCTGCGAATAGCCTGTCTCATATAATATGCAACAAGCGTTTCAATGTGCTTTTGAAAAGCACGAGCTTGGTCCCGTATGCCGGGGTGGGCATCATCGGAAACCGAAATAATTTTCTCCACGCATTGCTGCGCAAGTTCTTCAGGTGTAAAACCCCTGTTCTCTGTTGTGCGAACCCCAACAACAGGTACATCGTTTTGAACATCTAAACCAAACTGAAACATTATTGTTTAGCCCTTATAACTTTACCCGTGCGGTATTCGTCCGTTGTTTCTTTGGCTTCGCCCAACATTTTCAACGGCATCATACTTTCTTGAAATCGTTTATCATAATATTGCATCATGTCCTGCTCGCCTTTCATAAATAGATAAGCTTCTACCAAGGCACCGTACAATAAAGTTAATTCAGCGTTCTCACTCAACCATGTCGTACCGCCGTCCGCTCCCGCCGTCAGACTGGTAGGACGATAAAAATAATGAAGTTCCGCAGTATACGTCGTATCAGGAGTAGGAGCTAAGAAAAAATTATCGACGTCGAACTGAGCATAATATCGGGGCGCCCCCGTCGTAGTAGCGTCTGGAGTGTAAGTTTGCAGAAAACTTGGGTCTTTAAACTCCACGAAAAACTTGTCTCCGTCTGCTCCCGCTAAACTTAATGAAAAAGGCGCAAGAAAATCGCTTGGACACGCTAGATATTTGTTTGATGCTGTCGTGGTCGCTGTCGCATTTTTTCGAAACAAGCTTAATTGAGCCATTTTCAAAATACGCTCTTCCGACAAACGAATAAATAAGGACAAATTATTTACAAACGTCGTTTCGTCGTTTTCGGTGTAATCTTGAATGGCTTGCTTTAATTGCGCGTATGTAAAACTCATGTTGTCACCACCGTAACTCCACCTACTTGACCAAAGCCTTGCGGTGATCTCAAATTTGGGTTCTCAACTGTTGGAACGCCAACATATACCGACATAGTTGCCTTAACATCCGGTCTTGCATCTTTTAAAGCCTGCGCGTCTATAACCTTTCGAAACGGCCCTAACTGAGGCTGCTTTGGCTCGTATTCATCACGCCCAACTAATGCTCCGGTCCACTCCTTGCGCATGTCTTTATACCGATACCGAAAACCGGATCGGTCAGAAATCGCAAAAGCGTGTTTACCGGTTGCAAACTTTGGCATTAGGTTGTCCTAAAGTATTCGTACTGAGGCACGACGTTAAATGATGCACGATCACGGTCTTCCGCCATCGCACGTTCAAACTCTTCTTCGTAAACAGCCTTCAAAAGCTGTATGCGTTGCGGCGCACGTTTCATAGCAATGTAATACGCCAATCCTGCCGCCAAGCACGGGTAAAACCTAAAGGGCATATCCAACGTATTGGTCTGTGCGTCCGCGTCGTCCATACGAGTCAAAGCATCGTAGTAAATTACGTCCGTACTATTTTCAGGGACAGGCCATACTTTCAGATTTGGTGTAATCTGACGATCCAAGAAAAACTGAGAAGGGCGACCCTGCGTGGTTTTGTTTGGTATAGACAAGTACGAATCCCGACTGATCCGATCCAGCGCATAATCCGTATTACTTCTACGAACAACGACAGACAGGATGTCAATTACGTCCGCACCAACGTCGTAATCACCATCACCCTGAGTAAGGGTGACAGTGCGCTGTTTTATCGTCCACTGATTCAGCCCACGGTTGGCCCACTCTGCAAGCATCAGATTCATTGAACGCTTTGCAGTCTTCAGGTCATACCCTGTACGGACTTCTAAGCCACAACGCTCAAAAGCCTCTTCAATGTACTCCGCTACATCAAGCTCAAAATCTTTGCTTCCAGAAGTTGTCATCGCTTACTTCTTTTTCTTTACCGCGCCACCAGAACGCATCTTCTTCAACATACCGCCGCCGCGCATCTTCTTAACCATGCCGCCGCCACGCATCTTCTTCATGGGTCCGCCACGCATCTTTTTCTTAGGTTTCATCGCCATCGATTAGTCTCCTATAAAGGGTTTCTCTTTGCGCAAAGATAGTCTCTACATCATAATCTTTAGCATATTCTTCATAATATCCCAAGGCTTTGAGTTGTTGCGAAGACTTATACACCTTAGACAACCTTTGTATGAAAATCATAGCATACTCGTCCGAAACAAGCTGCTCAAAAGTCGCTTCGTCTAAATAATCGTTTTCATCGTCGTGAGGATGAAAACCCATGAGCCAAACATCACGATCAATAAAGAACCCACGAGATATAGCCTCATTCATCTGCTCTAGGTAATTGTGAAAGGCATCAGGGTCTTTTTTGTAAGCCAAATCAACTACAATAACGAGATCAAAGGCATCATCAAACTGCGAAATCGTGCTGTACACGGTCTGAAAGTTGTTTTCATACTTGTACAAAACCGCAACACTACTCTCCGCCCAAGCTTTTTTGGCATAAGGACATGGCGGCAAATTGTTAAAATACGGATTAGGCTTTTGCAAAGTATGCGCAGACCACGCAAGAATTTCGGTGTATATGTCTTTCTCTAAGTCTGGTTTATACGCAACTGCACTCATTAGCTTACAGAACCCTTTGTACGTTTACGCCGACCTGACAAAACCTTACCACAGCCTCGCGCTATGACCCCTTGGGCGTTTTCTTTCGGGGTCGGCCTCTTGGCTTTTTGCTTTTCGATTGCGCCGCCGAGGGCTTTGAATTGGACTTCCGCGGCTTTGGTGTTTTTGACGAAGGTTTTGCCTTTTGCGCCTTCTCGCTTCTTTTTACGGGCTGTGGCGGCTCTTTCGGACTTGGAAAGACTATTCGCTTTAGACCTTGGAAGGCATCTGTCAGGATTCTTTTTATCCTTTGAAGTGCCGCACTTACCTTTAATTTTACCATCGGTTCCTATCCTTACCCAGTCTTGGTCCCGCCATTTTTTAAGCTCGCCCACTTTTCTTCCCCTTTGCACCCTTCGCGTAGTTAGGGTCCTTGCAGTATTTAGAGGCCGCCATGTTGGCATAAGCCGACGGATACGTGTCAAAGGTACGCTCGGCCCAAGCCTTACCCGCAGGACAAATTTTGCTACCCTTACTTTTCTTGGACGCGCCTTTACCTTTGCGTGAATAAGCCATTATCTTGCCAACCCTATAATTGCTTCCATTAAAGTTTCACTGTTCATCAAACCAGCTACGACCAAAGCACCCACAATCATCCACTTTGCCTGAAACAAAGTAACTTTTACTTCTTTCATGTCTCTTTGAAGCGTATCCACGCTTTTCACAAGATGATCCTGTTGGGTCTGAAACTTTACCAATTCCAACTCCAAATCATGAACACTTTTATCAGCCATTAGCATTTCCACCGCTTTCTCGCTTGTCTTAGGCGTGAATTGGGGTCTTTTGCAGCCTTTGGAAACTTCTTCATCTGTCCCGCAGAACGTGCGCAATATGACTTACGACGTTTTGCGTCCTTGCTGCCCTTCTTAACCTTGCCTGTTACAGCCGTTTGTAGTTTAGAACTTGGGTTTTTCTTGCGATACTCTTTTACACCCTTTTCCGTCATACCCGCGCCAGACTTAGTCTTGCGGTAATTAGCCCCTTTGCCAGAGGTGGTACGACGTATTGGTTCTTCTTTTTTCGCCATCTTACTTCTGTATAAACACAGTTAGTGTGATATTTGCAGGTAAAGTGGCATACAAACCATTGTAGAACAGTATTCCATCTCCGGGTAGTTCCATGCCAAACAAGCCTTGAGTTTTTTCGTCAATTTCTAAAACTTCCGATCCAGACGAGGCCGATGCGTTATCGTAAATAGTTACATCACCAGATGCACCGGAAGCGTGATTTATTAGAAAACCCATCAATCGACCACGTCCAGTTGCAAAAGAACCTGTCGTGTGTCTGTGTACTGCTACTACCTCATTCCCTGCCATGATTTTACCTAACTATAGAATATTGTCATCGCAGTGACGTTAGTGGCCGTTCCAATGTGGATGTCATCTGTAAACAAAATTCCTTCATCAGGAATGTTTACAGAGTGAGAATCCGTAGCCAAAAAGTCTATGTCTAGAACTGTTGCGCCGCCATTACCATCAGTCAGGGTAAGACGACCCGCGCCCGCTCCTGTCAAAACCTGAATCTGACGCAATCTAGCGCGACCAACAGAGGCCGCACCAGTACCCGTCAGACGTTTGGCTTTTACGTCTGAATTAGCCATCAGCTATCCTTTTTCTTTGCAGGACGGCCACGCTTTTTCACAGGCTTTTCTTCCCACGCCTCATTTACATCAGGCGTAGAAGGATCGTCTGCTTTAAGTGTGCCGTCTAAGTTTCGTGCGCGAACCCTCTTTCGAGGGTTCATCATGTGTAGCTTACCCATGCATCACCTATGAAACGGCTGCACTAAATGGAGTTGCTTCTGTTCCTGTTGCTGCTTGATTAATAAGTACGCGAAACTTACCAGACGCAACATCTTGAAGCTCGACCTGTCCACCTAGAATGCCACCAGTTGTAGAGCCATCTAGAGTAATTGTGTCTGAGTCTGCTGCTGTTTCAAAGATAGATGCTGTGGCATCGCTATCATTAGCAACTACTGCAACGCCAGACATTGTGTCGTCGGCACTTGCAACTTGAATAATATAATCATTTGATGTCACAGTTGTTTGGACAAAGAAACGATATGTATTTCCAGTTCCTGTTGCTGCTGGAAGAGTTACGGTAGCACCTGAAGCAATGTTTAGGTTCATTGTGCGACCAGCATGTGACGCTGCTGTCAAAGTAACGTCTGCTGCCACAGAAACGAGAGAATCTGATCCGCTAATAAAGCCAGCAGTAGATGTCACTGGGCCTGAGAATGTAGTTGAAGCCATATTAATACCCCTTGCACAAGGTTTTGCCTAGCAGTCTGTGCAACGTCAGGTGGGGCGGAATCCTGTCTGCAAGGCTAATGTTGCCCCAACAGCAGAATAACACATCTTTTAAAAAAAGAAAGGGCCGCGTAAGCGACCCTTCCCAAAGATTGTAAACAGATTACGCTGCGCCCGGAGTACCGAACACTGAACGCCAATCTGAAACACCGAAGCTGTAACGCTCACGCGCTTTAAAGCGCATGTTGCCTGTATCAAAATCGCCTTCCATGGCAGTTTTGATTGGCGCACGGTTGAAGTACTTAAACCCGTTAGGCGCGTCTGTCTTGATGAAGAACGCGTCTGTATCCGTTAGGAAGTGGTTTACAACAGCACCTTCTGGCAACATGCCCATTGAGCGCATTGCGTTGGTGTCGTTGTCCGCTGTTCCCGGACGTAGGTTTGAGTTAAGCACACGCTCTGCGATAAACTGAAGTTCTTTTGGAATGATTAGTTTCATACCGCGAACCGCAATTTTCAGACCACGCTCGTCTGTGTAACCAGCAATGTCGATCAACGCTTGCTCAAGAGATGTCTCGTTGAGGTCTGCCGCTGTCGCCAAGATGTTTGTCTGGTTGCCTGACAAGCTTGGGTGTGCGTTTGAACAAAGCGCCGCACCGTCACCGATAGCATTCGCACCTGTGTTGAACGCGTTGTTCAAGATAGATGCCGCTTTGATCTGCTTTGTTTGCGCCATAGAACGCGCTAGAGCTTTCGTATAACGAGATGCCAAGCGGTCATATAGGTTATCCTCAATCGCTTCTTCAGTGATAGAGAATGCCAAAGCAACAGTTTCGTGAGTGTAACGAGCAGTGTATGTCTCTTGTGCATCGTCAAAACTGATGGCTCCGCCTTCAGATTTTGTTGGTGCTGTCGAGAAGCCACCGAGCATCACTTCTTCTTCGAATGCACGGTCAGATGACTCTTCTTCAAAGATTTCAGCATGCTCGTTTTCGTAACGATCATATTCCAGTCCAAACAACGCGTTCAGGCCGGGTTCTAGCTCTTTAGCTAGTTGTGCGCGTGAAATAGCCATATTCTACGCTCTCCTTATACGCCTGTTGAGGTCGCTGTGGTTTGAGAATCAAACCGCGACGTAGTTGCGTTGAAATGAGCGTTGATACGAACGATCAAAGGAATACCAGCGGCTGTGTAGTCGCTGTTCGCCTCGTCGTCCATGATGCCTACAATACGCAGCGGCAAGGTTGCCGTTGTTGCGATTGAAGATACGCTCAATGCTGAGTTCGAACTGCCGTTGTCAGTTGAACCAGTACGTGCTGATGTACCCAAAGATGCGTTAGCAAAAACAGCCGCTTGAGCAGTGGCGCGATCTGTAAGAGTCGCGTCAGATGCTACTTTAAACAACTGGTTTGGGTTATCGGCAACGAATGCCTTAACAGGGTGGTTAGTGTCAACGCTGACTGATCCAGAACCGGGCCAGTAATTAATCCATACTGGTTTTTTTGATACTGAGTCAACGTACTCAACGCCCATCAGAACACCAAGAGCAGGAGTAGTACCCCCACTTGTCGCACCTGCATAATCAATAACACCATCTGCTGTTGGTGTTACCAGACCATACTGGTAAATTGCGTTGGTGTTGTCAGAAGCGATCTCATACTGGGTTACACCAGTTGAGTTTACACCGTTTCCAACAAGCCCGATAGGACGAAGACCATAGGCAGTGTTTGCATTTGCCATTTTAGTTTTCTCCTAGTGGGGCGACCCTAATTTCTACGAGGGCCACCGAAGGTTACACGAGATTGACGGTCAGCTTTGCTAATCGTCATGGTTGAATGTGCATTCTCACGCATCATGTCGTAATCGACCGCTTCCATCTGATCCTGAGTCTTTCCTTGGAAATAATCAGTTCTTTCGGCAATAGTCTCTTCCGGAATCCGTGCGAGAATCAATCCGCCTACTCCAAAAACACCTTCATATTTACCTGATTCAACTACCGGGGCCTCAAAATCAGGATATTCGTCCTTACGGACCAATTCCCAACCTTCGCGCATCTTGGCGCTGATGTTCTTAGTATCGTCAAAACCACGCGTTTCCGAGCGAATCCAACGATGCTTAAAACCATCCGGTGCAGGCGGTGCATCTAGCATTGACGGGGGTGCCCACGGCTTTCGTTGTGCCGTTTTTTCCCTTGTTTGGTTAGCGCGAGCAGTACGCGTGATTGGTCCTGTTTTTTCTTCAGTCATCTTGCTTACTCCTTCACGTATTTCGCATATTCTTCTAGCGGCACACCCAATTTTTTCGCTATTGCGACTTGGCTAGGGGTGAGTCTAACCTTTTTCCCACTGCTGCGCCCAGAGTTTGATCTTGATACACCAGCAACCGTCTGAGCGGGCCGTTTGTTGGCGCTTTTTGCGTTACCCCCGAAGGTATCGGAGATGCGGCGATCAAGTTCAGTATAATACTCATCGCTCTGCGGGTCAAACCCTTCGTCTTCGACAAGTTTTTTGTGTATACCAAAAGCTGCAAATGTCTTTGCTTCGTCTTGGCCAAACCACTCATTGCGTTGCGCCCAATCTTCCGCTTTCGGATCAGGACGACGCACCTGTTGCTGTTGCTGTGGTGCATATTGCTGCTGCTGTGGTTGATTTCGTTGCTGCTCCGCCTGTTGTTTTTGGCGCTCTTGAGCAATTTTAGCCTGATTTGCCCGCTCCGATTCAGAAGCAAGAGCAATCATCTTCTTATTGGCTTCTACCGCAGCCGCAGTGTCGCCAATCTCCATAGCACGAGCTAACTCTTTTTCAGTTTGCTCCATTTGAGTCTGCACACGATTGCTGTACTCAGCAACATAATTGCTATCTAGGGCACTAAATCTTTGCTTTAGTTGCGTGGCCTCGCTTTGAACCTGCTTTGCGTAGTTCAAAGCCTCTTGCTCACGCCGCTCCGCTTCGCGCATCTTCTTGGTAAGACGATCAATGCGCTTTTGTGTGGAGTTTTCGGCCTTCTGGAACTGATCCTCGGACTCTTCTTCGACAACTTCTACGTCAGATTCCTGAGAATCCACCTCAATTTCCATGTCCATTTCTAATTGTTCTTCCTGCTCTGCCATAATTCACTCCTAGTAATGCAAAACGTCTTCTGGATCGTTAATACGAGCCAAAATCTCATCGTCATTCAAGATTCGAACCTCACCACCGTCGATGTTAAAGCGTGAACCTGAATATCTAGCGAACATCACCCAATCTTTTTCCTCGCACCAAGCTCCGGAAGGGAATTTTTCGCTATCTTTGTAGGCCAAAGGACCAACTTTAAGCACATAACCCACCTGAGTGGACACCTGTGCCTGTTCTACAACAGTGTCGGGCATATATAGACCCTTCTCTGTCTTACCCTTACCACGGTAAGGAAGCACAAGTATCCGCCAACCAGTCGGATTAGGCATTCTATCAAGGAGAGAACCACCAATGTTTTCAGGATTTAAAACTTTTGGGGCTTCATATGCTTCGGAAAGGCTTGCTACCGCTTCTTTCACTCCGCTCAAGTCAATTTTAGTGTCAGTCAACGCTGCGCTCCTGTTTATCTAGCAGGCTCTTGAGTTCCTGTTCCACGCGATTCAGACCTTCAAGAAAGCCTATAAGCTCGCGATAATGCTCCATAGACTTGACGTTGCCATATTCCATGTGGTCAACAACGCCCTGCCTGTTCTCTTTTATAATGCGAAAAACGGCTTCCGCAATATATATCTCATCCATTCGTATATTTTCCCACGTTATCTTACACCATCAGTATAGGAACGTTTGGGAATATATGCAAAGGTATATTAGATCATCAGTTCAAAATGTGGTGCATCGATGAATGGCCGACGGTTCTGTGATCGACGAGTGTCGATGTAGTCGTTCATAGCTGACTCCATGTCGCCATCCCACTGTGCAATATTTGGGATGGTCCACGCGGCACCCCAACGGATAGGTACGTCGCAAGCACGGGCACCTTCGGCCATTGCATCCGCGATTTCGTCATACAAATTCAACTCCCAACGGCCACCATCCACATAGGCCATTAAATCGACAGCAATACCGTCTAAATGCTTACTTTTCATGGTCTGGCTCGCGCCTTTTGCCACCAAAGCACGTTGCTCTTCGATGGTTCTAAGTCCGCAAATCACTGAAAAGTCCTGTTTTGTCACCGAAATAGCGTGCTTAACAACCGCAACCATGCGTTCGTCCACGCCCTCAAGTTTTTCTACTGATCGTTTTCCTAGTTTGTATGGCATTATTTCATGCTCCCTTTCATATCTAACATGCCTTCATGGTCACGAGTAATGTATTTTATTTCGTTTTCAATCAACGCCACACGTTGTTGTAGTGCAGTTATTGCACCAATAGTCATTGCCAAGCCTTCGTGGTCATCCCACAATTCGTCTATTTCATCCCAGATATATTCAATCTCCATAAAAGCATCTTTTACATCACGCTTGAGATTGACGTTATCTTCGATAGCCATCTTAGAACTTAGCTGACTGACGGTTTCTTCTAAATCTGCAATGGTTGCCGCTTGCTGCGCTGTCCACCAAATAAAGCCACCAATTTGCAAAATGATGACTCCAATTATAGTTATGGGCAGCTTTACGTTTTCCATTAGGCAACCTTTTTCACATATTTAGAGACTGCTCTGTTGCCAAACCAGAATGACATGATCGCAGCAAACAAACCCGCAGTAGCTTCGTCCCAAATGATACTTAAAGCAACACCCACGTCTTTTCCGCTATTCATAATAGCAATCACTGCTGTCACTTTAATGGCAACGAAAAGAGCAAAAAAACAATAGGTGATAACAGGGCGGACAGAGCCTCTGAGGGCATTGATAAAACCGCCTGCGTCAATGCTGTCATGTTTATACAACCCCTCTGTTTCTTTTATCTCAGCTTCCTTATCCATGATGTTGAGCTTCAATTCCGCTCGTCGAGACATCATGTCCATTTCCATTTTCATGCGTTCTAAACTGTGCTTATGCTCCTGCCCGGCCTTAAAGTAATTAAGCACCTCTGGCAAAAACGAAGTGCCAAAGCCCAGAACACTCCCCAGTAACGTGGTAATCATACCAAAACACTCCCGTATAAGGTCATTTCTACCCCAAGAATGACTTCAAGAAGCTTTACAACGATGTAAGTAAGAAACTCCTCACCGGTTGTCATAGCTCTCTTCTTTACTAATCGTAGTGGAAGTTGGCGTGTGCTTCACAGTTGTCTTAGACTCCTTGCCCATCCAGATGCCGAAACACCCTGTTAAAGCCCCCATACAAACGGATACAAGCCCAGATTGCGCCACCGACGGATCAGGCAAAGACATAAACCAATGCACCGCTTGATATGTTAAAACAGTAACCGCCAACATCATCAAACGCGGTAGTATTTTCCAGTCGTCAAGAATCGTGTGAGCCATCCATAAGCCTTTCCGCTACCCTTTTATGCGTCGTGATTATAACAACTTTTCCATTTTTGTATACACACCACACATTTGGCTTAATTTCGACTAACTCCAAAGCAATGGACGGCTTGTCCGGCATTCTTCACCATAACCTCTGCTTTAACCTTTTCTTTGTTACAGTGCGCCTCTGTTCCGTACACACCAAGCTGATAGTATTGAAACTGCCCGTCTATAAAACTTAGCCATACCAAAATCCACATCACCAGCGGCCCCTAGCCTTGCCAACAATCCAAACGGCAATTACTAAAATCATCCCGCCCATAGCGAAACACAAAAGACCTACGCCCCAATTTATCAAATTATCTATAAATTCTTGCTTGCGATACGCCGCCTCTTTGCGAATACGCCTCTGCTCCGCTTCTATTCTAAGAACCTCATCCCATGCCGATGGCCCATATACGAAAGAAATATGATCCTTAATTTCTTTTCGCATCATCTCCATTTTGCGCTTTTGGTTCCAAAGCAAGATTGCGGTTTCTTCATCAGAACCTTTGAAGGTTTTCTCCCACCAAGGCGGGTTTTTCTGACGTTCTTCTAATCTATTGAAATCGGAAAAGGCTTGGCCCCACGTTGCAATCGTGTTGCCCATTTCTTGGATGTCTTTACCCGTAGAAATAGCTGCCTTTAGCGTTTTAAACGCGCCAGAGGCTAATGCGACACAACTAATGGGGTCCATAGCGGGTTTAGCAACCCATGTGAGAAGTGCCCTTAATCGCGGCACCCGTTCCACGAGTTTTCATCTTCTTCATCTTGTCACCCGCCATCGGGGCCGGCTTCTCTTTGCCAACCATCTCCGCTTTAGGTGCCTTGCCCGGGGTGTTTGTTACGATCTTAACTTTGGCCATTGTTACGTCCTCTTAGTTTCAAAAGTTCTCTTTGCATTGCACTGTCTATACGCGCAGCAGTCTGCTGTTCCTGACTTGCCAAGCGTTTCTCAAACTGCTCGCCACGCATCTGCTGGTTCTGAGCCTCAAGCTGCAACTTCTGTTGATCCAACTGCGAATCCGCCTGCTCGCTCTGCGCCTTGATCTGCAACTCCTGCTCCTTCAGCTTTACCAATGGGTCCGGCTGACCCGCTCCGCTGATCTGTGCCGACATCGCCTTCGCCTGTTGCATGCCCTCTGCCACAAACTGAGCCACCATCGCTTGGAACTGCATCTCCTGCTGATCCGCATCCATAGGACCCATCTGCTGCATCTGAGCCATAGCCTGCTCTTCCGCCGCTATCTTTACATGCTCCATGACATGCTTCTGCATAGCAACAGCAACCGGCGGCATACCACCAACCATCGGACTCGCACCAAACACCAAATGTGACATAATGTGCGCCTGATGGTTCTGACCCTGAAACGCGTACAACGGTATCTGATCCAACGCGTTGATGTTTTCCTGTGCAGGGTCCGTGGGCCGCGGGTCTTCTTCCGGCATCGCTTTCATAATGCGATCCGTATCAGTAACACCCAACGCCTCATACATATCCCTGAACACTTCATGCATGTTATGCATATCAGGAGCCTGTGCAGCCAACTGCAACTTAGTCTGAGCCAACGCAATCCGCTGTGCCTGACTAAATACATTCGGATTCGATACAGGAACCACGTCCACACGATCATCAAAGTCCTCGGCCATGATCGTCTGATCGTCGCCCGCGACACTATACGGATACTCCTGCGGCAAGCTCTCGCTCATCACACGAGCAAGTATCTTGAACTCCTGACGCATCGCATAGTGCAACCTCTTATGCACAGCACTCATGACCCGCGAACCCTGTTCCAACATAGCGATAGTCGTGCCAACAGCAGCTTGCTGATTGCCGTCGCCCACCTTCATGTCAGTAATGGTCGCGAACCTCTGACCCGCCTGAACCACAAACCCTAACAGGTTAAACAGTGTCTGGTCGGGTCCCTTAAAGGGCAGCGGCATGAGGCTATCTCGGATAGCCCCACCCGGCGCGTCCACGTCGCGGAACTCACCGGGCTGAAGCGGATCGTCGTCATCTCTGATACGAAGTCCTCTGGCTTTAAAGCCAGCAGGGAGATTGGACAACGTACCTGCGTCGATCAACTGCCTCAGTGCTGCCGTGGCGGTACGGGATAGACCGCCAATCGTGTGAATCAGACCCAATCCATAGAACCCAAAGCCCGGTAGGAACTTGTAATGCACGAAGTAGTTGATCTTCTTGCGTATCGGGTCGTCTTCACGATAATTCCGCCGAATAGACAATATCTGCCCGTTATCCTGCGAAATCGTCACCACATAAGGCAATTTAATGCCCGTTGGCTCGCCATTCTCGTCCATATCCTCATGACCCAACAGGTCCAGATCAACGTGGCACTCCAACAAAGTACAGTCGTAATCTATCTGTGACGGCTCAAATCCCCCAATTCGGTCCATCTCAGACGTTACTTCGTCTATATCCTGCTGCGAAGGCAATACAGGAATGTCTAAATAAAACCCGCCAACCTGCATTTTACGCAGATCGTTCAACGACATCTTCACAACCTGTGTCACATTCGGACATGTCTCCAAATCCGACGTGTCGTAAGGAACCACCAAGTTCTCAGCAGGTACGAACTTCGCCACAATGCGGCTCAAGTTCGAATCATAGTACACCTTCTTGAATGTACTGCCCGCCAACGGAAGATAAAACAACATCTGGTCCATGTCAGGCGTGTACTCTTCCATCACGTTCGTGATGTAGTAGTTCATAAACTGCTTAACACGCGCCGCCTGATCCACCTTGTCACGAGTCTCTTTGCCCAAAACAACAGTGCGAACAGGACCAGAAGCAGGCAATAACTCATTAAACGCCTGTGCCTGAAACTGTGTAGCCGCCTCGGCCAACAACGGGTGAGTCACGCCAGAGGCTCCACGGAAAGGCTGCGTCCGCTCCTCATAGGCAAACCCAAGCAACTCCAACCCGTTAGAATACGTGTCTTCCCACTCCTGACGCGACGCCTTGTTCGACTCAAACTCACTTATCAAATCACCAGATATACGAGCTAACTCCATATCAGGCAGCGTTTCCGCCAAGTTCTCTTCAAAACCACCCTCTGGCATTTCCGCCATAGGCTCAAAATCTACTACAACGTCGCCGTTCTCTTCCTCAATGATCTCTATTTCATCACCAAGGTCCGTGAGCAGCGGTTCTTGGCCAGAGTCAGGTATCTCAAGCTCTAACTCCGCCGCCATCTCACCCTCGTCAAGCTGAGATGGAACCACTAATCCCGCAATCGGTTCTCTAGCCATGCGCTACTCCAATCAATAATATGCCCGTATCCTAGCAGATTCCCCGCCTTCTTGCCAATCATCTGTTGGCAACTGCACAAAATTACCCTGTCGATACCTCATCAAAGCCTGAGTCATGCTGTCAACCAAGTCGTCATGCTCACCATTCGGAAACGCCGCAACTTCCTCAATCAACTCATCCGCAAACACCTCATCAGGTGCCCAAACCATACCTGCCTCAAACAACGGACTTACACTATGAACACGCGTAACCTTGTCGTTACCCCTACTCGGCGTGAAATTTACAACAGGTATCCCCATGTTCCGCAATTCATGCGTCAAAGGCATACCACTCGCCTTCGCCTCAATTATCACCGTGTCGGGGTCCCAAAACTGATACTCCTCTAACGCCTTCGCCTTCAACTCAGGAAACTCCCAACGACCCTTCTTACTATCCAACAATATCAAGTTAGGACCCGAACCACCCTCATTCGGATAAAACACACCCCACGTCGTAATCGCACTATAGTCAGCACTCTCTCGCTTACTAAACGCAGTATCATAACTCTGAATCACATACTCCAACTGCGGAACAGTCTCCTTCTCCCAAACACGCCACCACTCACGCTTGATAATCGCATTCTCTTCACCCGTAGGTTGCTGCTGATACTGAGCGTTCCACTTGCTCGGCGGAATAGATGCGCGGACCGCGGTCAAATCCTCAAGACTCCAGAACTCAGGCCAACACGGAGTCCCATCATCAAATATAGCCGGCAACTCCACAACTTCCCACTGATCCGCCAACGGGTCTTTAGCCATAGCCCGCAACAACTGACCCGTCATGTCCTTCTCAGACCAACGCGTCTGAACCAAAACAATACTACCACCCGGCTGTAAACGCTGTCGGGGACCCCCAGTATACCAATCCCAAGCATCATCAAAACCACTGTTGCTCATCGCAGTCTGCTCAGAATGAGGGTCATCGATAATCACCAAGTCACCACCACGACCCGCCAAGTTCGAACCAACACCAACAGCATAGTACATCCCACCACGGCTCGTGTCCCACCGACCAGAGGCTTTACTGTCCGCCGCGAGCTTTACGTCAGGGAAAACATCCTTGAACTCGTCACTGTCAATCAGGTTCTTCGTCTTCCGACCAAAGTTCACTGCAAGCTCCGTAGTGTGCGTCGCCTGAATGATTTTCATGTTAGGATTCTTGCCCATCATCCACGCCGGAAACAAGAAAGATGCGAACTCACTCTTCGTGTGCCTCGGGGCCATATTGATGATTAATCTCTTCAATTCACCACTAGCTACGCGCTCTAGTTTTTCGGCTATAATCCGATGGTGCCTACCAGATATAAAGTCTGGCCACATCGCAGACACAAAATCTAGAAAATTTTCACGGCAAGCTTCCTGTTTTTCAATCTGTGCCAGACGCAATCTAAGCTTTAATGCTCTGTCTTCTACTGAACTTGTGGTTGCATTCATGTCGGGGACCCTAAACGATTTTATGCGATATCCAACATATAATGCATATTCGTTCGTTTTTACAGATAATTATTTGCGAAAAACATGGCCCAAGCCCCCGAGTGGGCGGCGTGGGGGCCGCGCTGCGCGGGCCGCGAAACTTGGTTTCCGGCCGTTGTTTTGTGACCCGATATGCGGGGGACCCGACGCGTTGCCGGTGCATCGATGACCGCGATCCGCGGGCCAAATTTCACCGGCCATATACAATTAATTAATTGCACCGGTCCGATTAATTACATCGACAATTAATTGTAATTGCGATTTTGGGCGCAGTTATTTCCCCGCGGTTTGGGGACCAGTTCGCACGGCCGCTGCACAGTTTTAATCGGCGGCCGCGTCGCACGTTTGGGGATCGGCGGGGCGGGATCCGATGACCACGGCCCACGGTTCGCGGCGCGTGGTACGTTTGGCAGGCAGCGCGGGCGGCGGCCGCTGGCTTGTATTAAAGACAAATAAAAAGGCCCGCACGGGGCGGGCCAATCGTTGGTTTGTGTCGGTGCGTTGGTTAGCGTTGCGGCGTTATATCGAATGAATAGGTCAACGTTTCGCAAGCCAAAACGCCAAATTTCGCCGCGTCGTGATACCGCATGAATTGCGGTTCGTCGTCGCAATCAATCGGCCAACACTGGTTATATTCCCGCGTCATCCAATTGGTGAACGCGTCCAGTGCGGCGTTGTCGTCGTCATCCAACCCGCTTGGGTCATCATTGATTAAGGCGCACGCCCAATGAGCGGGCAATTGGAAATTTTCAATTTTCATATCAAAATGCCTCACTGCGGATTGCGCGGCGTTGTTCGTCGTAAAGCTTAACCCAACGTTCACAAGCTTTAACGGCCGCTGCGGGCGTTTGGGCCTTGGCATCGCTTATGCGTTCCAAAATGTCCCCGTCGTCGTAACATTCAACTAAGATATCCCAACCGTCGATTTCGTAATTGTCCAAGGCATGGCGGCGCACTGCATGTATTAGATCGCTCTCGCTGTAATTTGTCATATTTTCCTCACAAATAAAAAAGGGCGGGATTGCCCCGCCCAATTGATCGCATATTATCGCTTATCAGTCAAACCGTGCGATTTTCGCTTGGTCCAGATTGAATTGACGGTGTCGAATTGCAACGATTGCACATTCATAAATGAAACATTCAACGTCGTCGGTTTGCAATTTCACGATTGGGTGCATGAATGGATCGCCGTCGTATCCAGAGCGGTAAACGCCCGCGGGATCGATCACGCCGTTTTTGGACCACGCGTTGGATTGGAACCCGCCGCAACCATAGGCACGGTCCATCCCGTCGGCCACAAATTGCAAAAGATAGGCGGGATCGGTGATGTATTCCCGCCCATCGGCGTTGGCCGCTTCCCAAAAAAACATCGGGATAACGCCCGCCATATCGCGCCAATAATCCCGCAACGTTTCGACGTCGTCGTTTTTGGTTGGGTTCCATTGTGCGCCACATAGGCCCAAAATTATTTCCTGCGGATCGATTGCGAAAATTGGACTGCTCATGCCTTCACCTCTAACGTTGCCGTGATTGTACCGTCGCGCACCCAATCGCGGATCGTATCGCGCACGGCGTCCGCTATTTCGTCGTCGTTGGTTTGGTATTCCTCGATGTTGCTTTCGGTGATGACATCTTGAATATCTAACGCGTCGCGAACGTCGCTTTCATATTCTTTTACAAAATCCATCAACGCATCAGAATTGTCGCGCACATAATCTTTGAACGCGCCTTTCAAATAGCGTTCCATTGACGGGATCAAAAGCGCGTCGATCTGGTTGCGCATTGCATCGCGTTCCCGTTCGTAGGTTTCAGCGTTATTTTGCGCCGCTTCCAATTGGGCGGATAAGTTTTCATTTCGCGCGGTTAATTCTGCATGCGTTAGCATTGGGCCGCGTAGTTCAAGATTAGAATTTTCCATTGTTTTACCTCATAAATAGAAAAAGGGGCAGGATTACCCCGCCCCCAATAAATCGCATATTGTCCTATATGTAAAGAATTAAAACTTTAAGCGGCAATCCGCGCCCAATCGCGGTTGGATATGTTGAGCAATTGCCCGCCGCGTTCCTGCCACATGTCGACGTCGTCAATATCCGCCTTATGGGCACAAGCGGTCACTGCATTAACCAACGTCGCACGGGATAGCGGCCGCCCCTGCTCATATCCAGATTGGCCAATCGTTTGCATCAAACCGTTCAAAACGTCATTATTTTCTTTTTTCGACAATTTCAAAACGGTTCCCACACTCTCGACAATGTCCACAACCTCGTATTCACCTTCAATTACGTCGTCGGCCGCGCGGCGCATCTGGTCCAATACCGCATCAAAACTTTCACGCGACGCATAAGCGGCCGTCAAATCGCGAAGTTTTAATTCCAGTGCGCGGTTGTCAGCGTCTTTGGCCTCGTTAGACAAAAGGCCATAATCCGATTGGTCCCGTGCGCTCGTAATGTGAGAGCTGCGCGTTTTGTTTTGGGTTTGCATACCGTTCAGACATGCCAAGGTCCAGTTGATCTGATAAACAGAAACAGAACCCGCGCCAACTTCAGAGTTTTGGAAACCGATGCCATTGGCCATAAGATCACCAACGGCCGCGCCTTCCCCCGTTTGGGTTTCAGATTTAAGGCGCAAATAAAGGCGCTTGTCTGAAACGTCCGCGTTAACAACCTTCCATTGTGCATCGCTTTCCATCAATTGGGGCAAGCTTGCCTGTAACAAATTGACATTGTCGAAAGTTTTAAACTTATCAGAAACAAACGCCCGCGCCGTTCCGCTTGTTTCATCCCCGTCGAGATATGTCCGCACCATGCGGTTAACGGGTTCTTTCTGCCAACGCGCATTAATTAGGGCGTCATATTCGGCGGGATAATTGGCTTGCAAACGACGGGCCGTGCGGGTGTCGATTTCGGCGGCCTGTGCGATTTGGCCCTGCGTAAATTCGTTGATCTTTAAAACGCGCGTTGGTTCGCCCCCGTTTTGTTCAATAACCAATTGCGGATTGCCATCAACGTCAGTGACCTTGGCAAGGTTATTTGTGGACGTCAGAAAATCCGCGCTGCGGTTGTGACGTTCCTGCACGGTTTGTAGTAATTGTGAAAGTGTGCCTTTTTCGTTTTCAATGCTATGCATGTTTTTACCTCATAAATGCAAAGGGGCAGGATTACCCCGCCCCGTTTGTCTCATATTATCGCATATGATGCAATACTGAATTTTTAAAAAGTTTATTCCGCGCCAATATCGCCCGCAACATGGTGGCGCACAATTGACCGCGGCGGCAAACCAGAAACAAAACGTTTCAGTTTTTCCCCGTCGGTTTCATCTTGCGACGCGTTGGCGGTTTCATCCCACCAAATCCGACAGTTTCCCGCATCCGCATAGCATCCGCCGCGAATAGTTGGATCGGCGGCCGCGCGTTTACTCGGACCGTGCGCAGTAAATCCAACAATAAAATTGCGATTTAGGCGGGCGCACAAGGGTTCCCCGTTCCCACATTGGGCGCAAGATATATCGCGATATTCGGCAGGGCAGCGCACAATAGTTTTCCCGTGCGGCGCGGCAGTTTTGCGGCCGTGCCAAAATTCCGCGGGCACAACCAGAACAGAGGGAACGCCGTTATAAATCGACGCCGTCGCGGCAAGCGCGCTTTCTGTTGAAAAGTTTACGACGGTTTTCCCCTCTGTTAATTTTTTGCCCCAACCGAAAACATTGGGATCAAAATGCGAATATGTAAACGAAACGCCTTTGCTAGGCACCGCGTCCAATAACGCGTCAAAATATTCCCAATCAATTGATTTTGTCCCCGTCCCGCTGCAATTCATTTTGCAATCAATTGGGCAAGTCCCGTATTTGTTCTTTGTGCCCGCCCGATATGTTACAGCGATGCCTTTGGTTTTTTTAGCGCGTGAAATTTCTACTGTCTTTAGCATAACGTTTACCTCATGATATGCGATTTGTCTCATATAAATGGCAAATAAAAAACCCCGCGTCAATAGCGGGGTCAAATTTTTATCGGCGTCGCCTTTTATTCGTTCGCCTACTCAATTCCTCGTAATCCGCGCCATAAAGCAATCGCCCGATCAGATTAAATATAAACATCATCACCTCGTTTGTTAAACATATAAGCGAGTCTATGGGATCATGTGGGACATATCAAGTTAAAAACGGAATCCCAATCGAACTTTTTCTCCGATACAAAAACGGCCTCTGTTTTGAGGCCGTCCGTTTTTACATCTATCGCTTGCCGTGCATGATACAAAAATAACTTCGGCACCGACGTAGCCTTGGATTGCTGTTTAACCAATATCCAACTGCTACTGTGTTTATGCTTGGTAAGCCATGCCACCTGATGCGGGCTAAGGTTTACCGCGTTCGCTTTACAAAACTTTAGCTCGACAAAATGAAACGCGCCACGCTCATCACAAAGCATAAGATCAGGTATGCCACGCCCAACAGAGTTTTCAATTCTGGTGAGAATCAAACTCCGCGTCTTCGATCTCTGCGCTGCTGCCTTCAATTGCTGATAAAGGCCCGCTTCGGTCTTCATCTTGATTTGGGGTAATATCGATTGCGTCGCCATAGGTTGTCTTCAATTCGTTCAAAGCTTTCAAAACGTCTTCTTTGCTCATGCTGTCAATGCTGCCGTGCCTGATCTCAGATTTCGAAACATAGATATCGCCCTGCGCCATGCCTCGACGGTACTCCGCCTGAACTGCGGCAGAGTATGCCCCGTTCTCCATTGCCAGATCACGGATGCGCTGCAAATCCCTAACGTGCCGTTGATAGGTCACGCCAAACTTTGCGTCCAACTCATCCTTATACTCTTTAATCATCTTGCAAACGTGCGGGCTGATATATGGGTTTGTCATTTGCGACGCTCGGACAGGGGCAGACTTCTCAGAGTATCCTGCCCGCAATGCTGCCTCGGTTGCTGTGATTGTCCCGTCGTTGGAAACCAACTCTTTAACAAAAATTTCCTGCATGCGTGTCAGGGGGCTATTCTCATTCACCCGCTTACGGCCGCGCAACTCATCAGGGTTTTGTTTGTTATATTTCTTGGCGGTCGGTTTCTTCTTTGGTCGGATAACCAAACCTGCGTCCAAGATGTTCTTTTTCTTTGCCATGTCATGCCTCATAACTATTCAGCTATAATAACA